ACTGTTTAGCATTTCATTTGCCCATCCTGGTAACATTTCCCTAAATGATTTGTTATCTTCACTATCGTTATACATAACATCTACTATAACTTTAACTAATTCTATTAAATCACTTGGTACGTCATCAGCATTAACATAACCAACGTTTAACGTTAGTGTTTCCACATCACTATCATAAATAGTGTAATTCTTATAAAGTCGCTTCTTTTCTACTTCATATTCAGTTGAGGTTGCAGGTGTTACTACTGAATTAATAGGATGGTCATAAACACGTCTTTCACCATCTACCACATCATAATCTATATCTCTATCATAAAATATGTAATTTGTATGACTTTCAACAAATCTACAAGCACTGTTAATCATGCTTATTAATTCGGCATCAGTATCATTCTGATCTTCATCTATTCTTAGATAGATTTTTACATCTGCTAATGGTATAACATCTAAATAACTCATTTTTTATTTCTTTTACGAGATTTACGCTCTATTTTAGGTTTAAGCATCTTATCTTCTTTTACCCATTCGCAACACCCACTATCTACAAGCCTTTTGTTTTCATCTTCTCCAAAATCACATATATCACCTACATTATGAGGCTCAAACCTATCTATCTTAACTGTGAAGTATCTTAAAACTCTTACCATGAAACTTTTATTTAAGTAAAGATAATTAAAATCTATGACTTTTACAAAAAGTATAAATTATATTTATAACAAAAAACCCCCTCAATTAAGAAGGGGTTAAAAACTAAAAAAACTAACTAACTATGAAAACGAAAGATTTTCTATTAGGTTGCTGTGAAATCTCCTAAGATTAAAGCTGCTGGTTGCTCAACGGCTACGGCTACTTGTGCTTCAATTCTAGCAGTAATGTTATTCTTAGTGAAGTTATCAGAATCACTTTCTGAAAACTCTAAAGATAAACCTTCTGTAACAACTTTGTTCACTCTTGACCAGTCACCAACAAAATATTTGTTAGCAGCCATCCAATTAGCTTTCAATACAGGAATACCTAAACATCTTAATTGACCACCATCATAAGTGAATCCAAAAGGAAGTCCATATCCTGCTCCTGTTGATTTTTCAATCTGTAAGATAGAATGATAATCAGCAGATGTAACAACGATTGCATTAGGCTCATAATCTGATGCATCTAAAGTAGCAACTTCATTCATAAGCATTTCTGCTTTATTTTTAGAAGTAATTACTTGACTTGATGCTGTTGCAGCAGCAGCGATAACAGTATAAAATGCACTGTTTTCTTGTTTCCAATAATCACGTCTTAATGCGTTAGGCAAGAAACTTTCCAAATAAGGAAGGTTGTTTCTCATCTTTTTGCTATAACGTGCAAAACCAGCGATGAAATCAGTTGTAATATCAACAGTAGTGAAATCGTAATCTCTTTGAGATTTAGCACTTCCTTCTGTTTGGGCTGAAATAGACCCTTCTCCTGCACCTTCTCTAATAAAGGTATAAGTACCACCAAAAATATTAACTGTACCTGTTAAATCAGCTACATTAACTTTTTGGTTAGGGAATTTAACAACATCAAAATTATATTGACGCGCTTCATCTCCTGTTTGGTTTGCAGTAGTCATATCTGCAACCGCTTTAATCTCTACTGATTGACCTTTTTTAACGTCTTTGATTTGCTCAAAGTTTTCTTTAATTACAGATTTTATTTGGTCGCCTTTTTGAGCTTCTTTAACCTCTTTTGACTGTAATTTAATATCTAACTTATCAGCATGATCTTGAACCTCTTTTAACTTAGCTTCAAATTCATCTTTAACCGCTTTTACCTCGTTGGCAACGGTTTCTTTATATTTTACTTCAAAAGCCTCTATTTGTGCTTTTGCTTCTGCCTTAGATTTACCTTCCAATTCAGTAGATAATGTTTCTAAAGCACCTTTTAATTCCTCGTTCATTATTTTATTTTTTTAAGGAGTTAATAAATGATTTTATAGTGTCTAACGGCTCATCTAGTTCTGGAGTGATAATTATCGGCTCTTTTACTTCTTTTTGAGTGTTTTTGCCTAACTCATAGGCTTGTAATTGTAATTCTTTTAATGCTATTTCTAACAGTACAAATGTTTCATCTGTAAATGTACCACTACGAAACGCTTTTAATATCTTTTTATGCTGATCGTTTACCTCTATTAATGTTAAACCTTTAAATCCTGTAAATGGTGTTTGGTTGTTAGCACCTAACGTTACATTTGACCCTTCGTATAGTTTAACCTCTTTAATCATTCTTATACCTGTCTTACTATCCATATCAGATTTAATGGTGTTAAAACCAATAGAATGTTCTTTTAATATACCAGCTTCATATAACTTTAAAGTATCTTGCGAATAGGTTGTATCTATTAACGGTTCGCTTTCAAAATACAATCCTTTTTCATCTTCTAATAATACAGAAAACTTGCCATGTGGCTGATTCCATTTATGCTGATTAAGAAAATAAATATCGTTCTTACGCTCTAATATAGATTTAGTAAATGCACCTTTAACAATAATATCGTTGTCAAAGTCTTTATTATTAAATGCTGATAAATAACCAGTAACACGCTTACTTTTCATATCAACATCCTTAACACCTCCGTTATAATCTTTAAACTCTAGTATATCTCTCATAGGTTTTATCTATATTAATATGTAAAGATAATAAATTTTTTTTATACTCTTACCAATCTACCGTTTGAATCTCGTCTTGGTGTTTGTGCTACCGTACATCTGCAATTAATTACATTTCCTGCTGATGATTCAGCACCACTTTGTGTTTTCTGCGCTCCTGGATATTGTAACAACTCAATACCAAACTTACTAGGTACTTTAAACGGCTCATCTAAAGGCACTTTCTTTAAATGCATCTCTGCATGATCGAACCTATCATCTGGTAAACGTCTTGTTCGTGCATCCATAGCACTTATCGAAATCTTATCCATTACAACACCTGTAACTCTTCCTGCTGTAACTGCTCCTTGATTAGCTGCTGTGGTTGTTTCTGTTCGTGCTATTCTCATGGCTTGATAACGGTAGAAATCACGCCTATTAACTAATTTAAGTATCTCTTTAGTTATCTGCCTAATATCTTTACCTTCTGAAAATCCGTTTCCTATTAATTCACGTATATACTCAATGTAACTATCTTTAACGCTTGTTATTCTTATTCCTGCGTTTTCCATTACCCAACGAAACAAATTACGTCTATATTCACTCTCAAACGTTATATCGTTAAACTCTTTTAGTTCTTTATTTATTCCTTTACCTATTCGCTTACCATGTGTTATGCCTATTGTATTATAGATGTCGTAATATGCTTTATCTATATCACCATTTAAAACAGTCATTTTAAGCATAGAAGTATAGTTATACTCATTCATCATATCGAATGGTATTTTTTTAGTCATTGTCTTAAACGCATTACGCATTATGTTAAATGCTTTACGTTCATAGGCTTTATGACTTCTTAACCATGCTTTACGGTAATTCGTTAGATTCATCTATATTAAAATCTATATTTTCAGCAGGAGTTATAGCATCTTCTAAACTTAAAGTGTTCATACTAACGGTATGTGTAAGCATTTCGGGAGTGCCTATCTCTTCATAATTAATTGCTGCTCTATATTCATCTCTATTTATTACACCTCTATCTAACGCATCGTTAAGCCATTTAGTTAGCTTTTCCATATCCTCTTGCATCTCTGGTAATTGAGATTCATCAAAGATTAAAACAGTATTTTCATAACCTTTAAAACGTGGTAACAATTGAGTATTAAAACATTCTTCTAATAATCTTAAATTAGGACTTACACCACTTGTTATAGCCCTTCTTAATGCTGTTTTATAATTATCGTATTTAGCACCATCATCTGAATTAAGTAATTTATCGTCCCAATGTAATACGTTACAAATAGCTTTTTGATCGTACTCTAAATAATCAAATGGTTTTAATTCATCAGCCGTTAGAGATAAACGTGTAAATACAACTTCTTTACTACTTCCTGCTATATTACTCAATCGCTTAGTTGAGTTATCCATTTCCACTAAACTATCTTTTAATGATAAGGCTTGTTCATGTGTTAAAGGCTCTTTAGTTGATATAAAGCCAAATGAGCCACCGTTAGCCAATGTTTTAGCGTTTAACGTGGTTGCGCTATTAGATGACTGCAAATTACTTCTTGATGCTCTTAACGGTGCTTGTCCGTATAAATGACTACCTTTTAAATCAAAGTTAGGATTAGGATATTTAACATGAATAACATTCTCTTGCTCAAACTTTATATAACTATCTCCTTCTATTAACGTGTAGTGGTCGATAGGGTTTTCGTCTTGTATAAGGTTTGCTTTAGGTTTTAATACTATTTGCATTAAATGAGCTGGTAAGATGTATATTTCCTTTGGTGTGCCTTTATTCATGCCTTCTTCTGGTGCAACTAAATAAATATAGAAGTTACCAGTTAAATCCATAAACGTTTCATATAAAGCAAAGAACTCACGCCAAGACTGATTTAAGTTAGGCTTCTCTAATGGCATTTTATATAACTCTTCTTCAAATGCTTTAGTTTCTATCTTAGCCTTTCTAATAGCAATATCAGGAGTTAATAAACCCTTAATCATAAGCCTAAACTGATTAAAACGCTCTTTATCTTCCATATCCTTAATACTCTTAATGTAGTAAGGTATTCGTGTTATCTCTGTGGCTTTCTGTGAAACAACCGCATAAACATCACTATTAGAGTTATAACCAGCATTTACATACGTTTTATTATTGTCGTCATACTTAACAAAACCTATACCCATACCTAATAAGGCTTGGTTTATTTTGTTAATTAATGTGTTGTCTGTGGTATTAGGTAAGTTGCTATTACTAACTTTTGTTAATTTATATCCGAATATAGCCATTATAAGATTTGATTATAAATATATCAAAGATAATAAATTTTATCTATATTACATTTAAAATGTAAAGAAAGGTTTAGATAGTCCTATATCTTCCATTTCGTGATACCTTACAGCATCAATAGCATGGTTGAAATTATCTATTGGTTTATTAAGTACTTTGCCGTTTTTATCCTTATCCCATGAGTAGTATCTAAACTCTTTTATCAAGTTAGTACTGTTTGACGTTACTAAGTATTCCTGATCCTGCATTATTTGAATACCAAACTTAATACTATCAGCACCTTTAGTTACGCCTTTTATATTAACACCTGTTCGCTTTATCTCTTCAATAGACTTAGGCTCTGCACTATCAGCATATATAATTACGTTACTTGGTAATGCTCTTGCAATATCACTATTAACCATTTGAGTACGATAACAAATCTCATTTAATATACGTTTACCGTTCCATGTATAAACCTCTATTATCGCTGTTGGGTCGTTTGTATAACCAAAGTCTAAGCCTATACCAAGTAATCTTGCATCTTCTGGCACTTTATCTATTTGCTTCCAATTAGAGAATATAACACCTTCTAAACTTCCTATTTGACCTAAACCATAAACATTCCACCAATTCTCCCAATAACTTGAAGTCTTTGCTTTTTCTTTTGCTTTCTCAATCTCTTTTATAATTGATTCGGATAAAGCCTCATTATCTTTGTATGTAAGTATTATAAAATCAGCATCTTTATCGCTTATTAGTTCTGTATGCGCCCAAAACTCATGTGTGGGGTTATAATCTAACCAAACCTCTTTAGATGTTCTAATAGCTAATTGTTGATAGCTTTCAAAGTCTATATTATTTGCTTCGTTGATATAAAGAATATCACGCCTTGCACCTCTTAATCTATCTGGTTGATCTGCACTAAAAAACTCAATATAACTACCGTTATCATAACTATAAGTCATTAAAGACTTATTAAAAACACCATCGTTTCTACCTGTTAGTTGTATTATCTGTAAGAAGTCTTTTAATGCTCCACGTCTTAAATGTGGTATAGATTCAGCTACAACGCTTATAACTGTATTAGGTGTTAAAACAGCTTTAGATTGAAGTATTGGTATTATATTATAAGTCTTACCTGCTGATGTACCACCTTGAACTATCTTAATGCGTTTCTTTAACTTTAATAACTTTCTAGCAGCCGTTGTTAGTTTAAAGTCACTCATTTATATTGAATATAGGTAATGCTTCTATATGTTTTAATTCTATTTGCTCTTTAGGTTTACCATAACGATATTCCATATATAATTTAATAGCACTTAAATTACCTTCTAATACTAAATTTTTAAGTTGTTTAATAACCTCATCAGAATCAATAATATTATCTAATTGCTCAATAAGTTTTATCTCATCTGCTTTAGGTTTTCTTCCCGCTCCTTTTCTTACTCCGCCTGATTTTCCTTTTACTCCTGCCATTTGATAACATTTGTTTAATCAATCAAAGATACAAAAAATCTATTATTTTAAATGTTCGTGTTCCATTCTTACATTTACAGTTCTACTTTCTGTTATCCAATCTCTATAAGTATGCCAAATATAAATACCTTTTGCTATTCCTGTTTTTAGTCCATTAGCATAAACGGCTTCACTAAATAAATAATCAATACTTCTATTATTTACAAAGATACCACCTTCTTTAAATTTATCTACTTTTAACCATGTTTTTTTAGAGAATAGCATAAATATACCAGCAATAACAAAAGAGTTGCTTAAAACGTCTATTTCGGTGTTATATTGGTTATATCTGTCTATTGCTATTTGGTAATGGTTTTTAAGATTATAATTATCAGATATTTTACCGTTATGTAATTGATAGCCTACACCTATTCTATTAGTCATACAACCTATTAGATCAGCTTTATTTTCATTTGCTATATCTTCACATTGTTTAAAGAATATTCTATGATGTAATGGCATAGTGTCTATATCTCTTAAACATATCCAATCGTTATCAGGTAAGTTTTCTATTATTTGATTAATAGCCTTACCAAAGTTTTTATCTGCTCTTCCTGGTGTTATATGATGTACCATTATTTACACTCTATAAATCGTTCATAAGTTACTTGAAAGTGTTTCATTTGCATATGGTCATACCATGATTTAATATACCAATCATATTGAGCTTCTTCGCAACCTTCTTCATAAGGCACTCTTTTAATCTCAATACCATCTTCATAGGTTACTAATTCACACTCACAAGGAGTAAAGGTTTCTGTTTCACAACTAAGCAATAAAGCTGTTGCTAGTAATAATAGTTTTGTTTTCATAATTATTTCTCTTTTTCGTTAATTATTCTGTTTAATTGTCTTTCTACTAATTTTATAACCTTATCTAATTCTATTTTATAAGTTAAGGCTTCTACTAATTCTTTACTATTGTTATCTATGATATTTTTATCTCTCTCACGTAATTTAGTGCGATTTAAGACGCTTTCTTCTGTTAGTTGATACTTTATATTGCCAACACTATTAAACTTAATCATAGGTATTTCTTCTTGCAAAATAACACACCAATCATACACGCTTTTATCTAATATTTCATCTATAACTTGTATGCAACGCTCACCACTATACATTTTTGTTCTTGCTAATAGTATCATTTGATGAATCCATAACTTAGCTAATGATTCATTTTCTGACATATTTTGTGTTTCTTGTAAGTTCTTATAGTTTACAATCGCATTAAAAGCCTCGATGTCTTTTG